GGGCAACCAATGGCGCTGTCCTGAATTGATCCTGTACGGCCATTAATAAATAGCAACAACCCTCGCGCCCTGGCTTCGGCTGGGGCGCGTTTTTATTGATACCCCTGCTGCGGCGTGCTATCGTGGCCGTATGCGATGGATTGACCGATTGAGTCACGCTTTCAAGGCTTTTCGCGTCGGCCCCGCCGTCGTCGAGAATGCCGATCGTTACTTCGGGACAGACCCGGAGACGTATGGGCCGAGTGTATACGGCGACTATCTGGTGCTATCAAGCACGGTGTATGCTTGCGCCAACCTCAAGGCCAGGAACATCAGCAGTTTGCCGATTCGATTCTATGCCGGAGAGCATAATAGCCGACGCGAGATCACGTCTGGCCCAATCGTCAAACTGTTTAAGCAGGTCAACCCGCACTGGACATATCAAAGATTGATGCAGATGACGCAGCTTTCTCTTGACATTTGGGGCGAGTCATTTTGGGTTTTAGAGAGAGACTCTCGCGGTGTTCCGTATGAAATTTGGTGGGCGCGTCCCGACAGGATGCGCATTGTGCCGCATCCGGAGAACTATATTGAAGGCTACATTTATGACTGGAATGGCCAACGTATTGCATTCACTCCTGATGAGGTTGTCTGGTTCAGATACCCGAATCCTCTTGACGAGTTCACCGGCTTGTCGCCAATCTCGTCAGCGCGCCTCGCGATCGACACTGGGGTAAGTGCGCTTCGCAGCAATGCGAACATTTTTAAGAACGGCGTGCAACTCGCTGGCGTCCTTAGCCCGATGGACAAGGATGCAGTATGGCAGCGTGAGCAGGTGGATGCTTTGCGCGACATGCTCGATCGCAGATTCCGTGGTGTCGATAAGGCGCATCGCATCGCGATTCTTGGGCAATCTGCAATGTTCAGCCCGATGAGCATCAGTCCGAAAGACGCCCAGTTTATGGAGTTGATGACGTGGACGCGTTCGGACATTGCGATGGTGTTCCAAGTTCCGCCAGAACTGATTGGAGATCACAGCCACGCAACGTACAGCAATATTAACCAGGCGTATAAAGGTTTTTGGACTGACTGCCTTGTGCCGCAGGCCACAATGATCGGCAATGAAATAACGGAGCAATTGGTCAAGCTTTTCCCTGGCGTTGATGAAGCGGTGCTTGATTATTCGAGCGTCACGGCATTACAGCAAGATGCAAACGAGATTAGCGAACAGGCAATGCGTTGGTTCCAGATGGGCGTGCCACTTAACAAAATTCTGCACGAACTTGCGCCAAACTTGCTGCCTGAAAACCAAGGTATGTATCCGTGGGGTGATACGCCAGGTAATCAACCAGTCCAAACGCAGGAATCAACACCACAGCAAGAGCAGCGATCATTCAATATCAAGAACAAGCAGGTGATTCCGTACGACTCGCAGGAACACAGGGATTTCGAACAGGAATTGATAAAATTCCACGGAAAACTTGAAAATTTGATGGTCGAATCATACGGCGGAAATTTTTCAAGCCAGTTAAAAGCGGTCGCTGATTATCTGGAAAGTTTGGAAGATGACGACGTAATCTTTGCAACCGTTGAGGGGTTCCGAGACGCAATCAGGCAAGTGCTTGAAGATAGCCAAACGACGCAAGAAATCGGCATTGCGATCGGGGTTGCGCTTGGAATGTCGTATGATTTCGCGCAGGAGTCACAAGACCTGGGCGACGTGAGTATATCTCCGTCTGACGCTCGCGTTAATGTTGATAGTATCGTGTCGGAAAGCTTACAATTTATTAATGAGACCACGCTTTCAACGACTGAAAATGCGTGGAAGGAGAGCGGCGGTGACGTTGGGGTTGTCGTCGGCGTGGTTATGGGTGATATGAATAGTCGTATCGAACTGATTGGAACCACTCAAGCGACCAAGGTTATGAACCGAGGTGCGTTGCTGGCTGCACAATTGAGTGGAAAAAAACTGCTAAAACAGTGGGTATCAGTTGAAGATGGCTATGTTAGGGCGTCACATATGCGCGCGCATCAGAGGTACACCGCAAACCCAATCCCACTCGATCAGAATTTCGTTGTTGGTCGCGGCAGTGGCCCACAGCCAGGATCGATTGGACTTCCCGAGGAAGATGCAAACTGCCGCTGCGGGTTGAGGTTTATACCGATATGATTTGCACCAAGGCACAATTTATTGAAGTAATCGAGTCTGAAGGCGCGAAGGTGTACACATTCCGCGCATCGACTGGAGCGGTTGACAGGCAAAACGAGGTTGTCGATCAATCTGGCTGGGATCTTATGTCGTATCGTGAAAACCCGGTTGTACTCGACTCACACAAGTATGAGTCAGTCGAAGATGTAATTGGTCGGTGTGTGCGTGTTGAAGTAATTAACGGCGTGCTTGAGTGTGACATAGTTTTCGCTGACACAGATCGCGCCGAGACTGCCGAGGAATTGGTCAATACTGGATTTGTTAAAGCCGTTTCGGTTGGGTTTCGGAGCACCGAAAGAAAGCCTGGGCCGAACGGGTCGCTCATTCACAGCAAGGCCGAACTGCTTGAGGTCAGCCTTGTCGCGGTTCCTGCAAACCGTGAGTCAGTGCGGATTCGCGGGATTGAGCCGGAGAATGAAATGAAAGAACTGTCCGATGATGTTGTCAGCAATAACGGCAGCAGTGCTGAAATTGAAGTAATGGAAACGATCGAAAAGGCTGGTCGGACGATCAGCAATAAAAACTTATCAAAATTGCAGATGGCTATGGATGCAATCCAAGAGGTCATCGCAAGTGTCGGAAATTCCGATCCATCGGAGGAATCTTGTGGGCCTAAGAAACCACGCAAGGCGGATATACCGGCAGACGTAGAGGCAGCGCTTAAGCGCTTCGTAGGAGGTCACAATGGATAACGGGCAATTGGAAAGCCTGCTCCGCGATGTCGCGGCGCGGCTGGACAGCATCCAAACCAACAATCTGACGGAAAAGCAAGTTAAAGAAATCGCTGAGGGCATTGTTGCCAACGCGAAGAATGACGACCAAGAAGTGTATCGCAAGATGCGCCACGGTCAGGCAGACCCGGCGCTGGCTGGTAGTAAGTTCGATCGCCACAACCTGTCGGCCTCGGACATTGAAATGCTTTTCGATATTACCACTGCCGCGAAACACGCAGGGATGGGGCCTGGCCCGTCTGCGGAATTGACCAACGCGTTCGCAGCCGTGTCGAAAGCCACGTATATGGACGAAAGCTTGGTCAAGGCGTACGATCGCACCGCGCTCGACAACCTGTTCCCGCGCGTCCGCAAGGGTGTTGCCAACAAGGCTGAACTGGCGGCTTACGCCAAGGCGATGGATTCGCTTGAATCTGGCTTTGGCTCGCAACTTATGGGAGCGCAATATGCTGCTGACCTGTGGGAAGCAGCGCGTCCTCTGTCGCGCGTGTTCAGCATGGTTGACACGTTCGAAATGAGCGCGCCAACTGCTTATCTGCCGGTTGAGGTCGATATTCCCGAGATGCTGTTTGTGGGTGAATCCACCTCGGCCAGCGCTTTCACATCGCCTTATGCTACCAGCAAGACTGGCTCGCAGCGGGTGCAGGTTGACGCTAAGAAGTTCGTAATTCATCAGGTTTGGAGCGGGGAGCTTGAGGAAGACTCGATCATCCCGTTCCTGCCGTTCTTGCGCCGCCAAGCCGCTTTGGCGATTGCCCATTACAGCGATTCGTTGGTGCTGAACGGCGACACGACCAACGCCGCTACGGGCAATATTAACTTGGTTGACGCCGATCCAAGCGACACAAAGCACTACTTGGCATTTGACGGCTTGCGCAAGGCGGGTCTGGTCGATAACACGGCGAACAGCCTTAGCTTGGGCGGCGCTGTATCCTACGCTGCGCTTCGCGCACAGCTTGGCCGGATGGTCGATAACGCGCGATTTGTTGACTGGGGTCATCCCGTGCGCCCTGAAGATGTTGTCTACATTACCGACCCCGCGACGGCTGAGCGGATTGCACAGCTTGACGAGGTGTTGACTGTTGACAAATACGGCCCCGGAGCAACGGTGCTGACAGGCGAATTGATGCGCGTTGGCCGCAATCCGCTGATCACGTCGATGGCAATGGCCCTCTCAAACGCTGCCGGTAAGGTGTCAAACACTGCCGGCAACAACACCAAGGGTTCCGTTGTCTGCGCCAATATGCGCGGTTTGAAGGCTGGCTGGCGTCGTCGGGTCAAGGTCGAAACCGAACGCCTGATCGGCTCTGACCAGTCGCGGATTGTGTACAGCCTGCGGATGGGCCTGGGCCGATTCTCGCCAACCGGCGCTGCGTCTGGCATCGAGTTTGCCGACGTGCTATACAACATCAGC